CAAAGCATACACCCAAAAGGGTGTATTGCTCTATATTCCTCCATAGCTCAGTCGGTAGAGCGCATGACTGTTAATCATGATGTCACTGGTTCGAGCCCAGTTGGGGGAGCCAAGAGAAAAGTCAGTAATTAAGTCAAAAACGGCTTGTTTACTGGCTTTTTGCTTTGTTTACAACATTTTTAAGTTTTAAAAATATTTACCTCTTTTTATACCTTTTGATGTGTTATACTACAGATAAACTACAGGTTTTCTACAACAAAAGCCGCCCGAAATATAATCGGACGGCTTTTGTTACGCCAATAATTTGATAGCGTTGTAAAGGGTGTCAACCTCTTGGATGATGTAGTGGTCAATATCAACCTTGTAATCTGTATGGCCCATAAGTGCGATAATATCTTCCTCCCTCGCTCCTGCCGCTGACATGCGAGTTGAAAAGGTTCGACGGCAAGAGTGCGGAGTAAACTCATTGCCTAAGCCAAGCGCTTGCATCGCCGGACGAAAAGCATATTTTAAAAAGTAATCTTTGTTCATCGCTTTTCCAATCTCTGAGCCCTCGTGCATTCGGCAGAAGATTGTTTCACCTTTGTGATTTATACAGTTCTCAACTAACTTTAAAATTTTAGGGTGAATCGGGATAATACGATTTTTGCCGGCATCGGATTTTATGCCAGCCACGAAGTAAGGTATTCCTTGCTTGCTGACATGGTATTGCTCCGTGGTCAGCGACAAAAACTCACTTACTCTAAAATTGAGATAGCACATTATGTAAACATAATCAGCATAAGGCACTTTGCCTATGTTTTGTCTGATAAGCTCAAGCTGTACATCGGTAAAGCGTGTAGCGTTTACCTCTTCGGGTTCCGGAAGCTCTATAAATGTGCCGTAGTCTTTATTAACAATATCCTCTTGCATCGCAAAATTGTAAAGACTGGTGACAAAACATTTAATCTTATGTAGAGCGGAGTAACCTAATCCCTGACAGATTTTCGGTGTGCTTGTGACTTTGTAAGTACCTTTACCATTAGGTAAGAGATATTTTAATTTACCTTCTGCACCGACTTCATGATGTGGGTTGTCGTAATAATCCACGATGTACTGATAGTCTGATGTGCGCAAATCTCTAAACTTACGCTTGTACAAGGGCTTTAGCTTGATATAAGCGCTTGCGTAGTTGCTTTTTACGCTGTCACCAAGTTTTTTATATGCTTTAGTTTTTACCCATTTATCGTGTAATTGCTCAAGTGTCATATTAAAGCCATTGACGGGATTGTACTCATAATCTTTGAGTGCGTTTTCTGCCTCTCGCTTTGTGGCGAAAGTTCCCAAATATACTTGTTTCCCTGTGACAGAGCTTGCAGCGGCATACGGTTTTGATTTGCTGTCTTTGCGAATGTAAATGCTTCCTGTACCCTTTGTTCGCCGTCTGTTTTTTGGTTTGTCAGCCGATTGGTTTTTACCGCAGTAAGGACAAAATACAAAATCGTCCTGCAATTCTCGGTTACACCGTCGGTTTATACATTTTTTCATTTTAACGCTCCTAAAAATGGGCGCAAAAATCCCCTGTAAAATATTGTAATTTTCGCAGGGGTGTGGTACAATATATTTGCTGATTGAAGTACCATTGCACCCGTGTAATGGTTTCCGCTCCGACTTGCGCCAACAGGTCAGGGCGGCTTTTTTATTGTTTAATTTTCGGTTTTGCCAAGCCTGTCAGCTAAAGCATCTCGACTTTCTTTGATGTCACTATCAGATTTATCATTATACATTTTTAACGATATGGTAGTTACACAAGTCTCAACATTGCTGTCTTTTTCAAAACTACTTGTCTTCACTTCTTCGATAAGTCTGTCAGAAATTTCTTCGAGTTGCTTTTGTGCATCATCTTTTGTTATTTCATAGTTTAAATAGCTGTCGGTAATTTCAAGTGCTTTAGTGCCTGCGGTGTACGCTTGTTCGCTAATTCCGTCGGGAATATTATTTTCTCCACAACCTGCAATAACAAAGATAAACGTTGCAAGTAAAATAATCGAAAATATTTTCTTACATTTCATACTCTTTAGCCTCCTTTTTATTTACCAAAACAAGTTTGATTTCTCCATACCAAACTATAATTCCGTTTTCATCGGTAAAATTATTGATATATAGTTTTTCGTATCCGCAAATACGATAAAGATTATCAAGTACAAAATCAAGGTTTTCAGATTTTATGTTTCCGAGTTCTAAGCCGTTTGCAGTTACAGCTATGGCATATTTTCCGTCATATATGTATTTGTTTAATGCAATTTTAATCTGCTCACCACGATTTTGGCATTGTTTAATTACCTGTAAATTATGTGGGCGATCATCGAACGTCACCCCAGCAAGTTTAAAAGTTCTTGCGTTAGTTAAACCTGTTTCAGATTTATCAAGCGGTAAATTCTTCGTACTCGAATATTTTTTAAGTGGTGTATCAACAATTAACTTGTTATCCTTTTGATTTGTTACCTCGTTATTAACGCTTGTTTGCGACATTGCTGTAGCAAAAGCAAAAATCACAATACAAACCAAAAATATAACGACGCCAATTAAAATGCCGCCTATATCAAGTGATAACAATGACTTCACTCCAAAAGAAGCGCCGAGTACGGCAACAACCAATGAAATAATTTCAACAGTTTTTTTATTCATTCCTAAACTCTCCTCTTTTTGATATATATATTGACAAAATATATATCATATACTAAAATAATATTAGAGAGGTTCAGACTTCTCACTATTCCTATTTTTCCTACCATAGTTGCCGCTATGGTAGGTTTTTCTTTTTGTTGATAAAATCTGCAAATTGCTCCTTTACCCGTCTTTCAAGCGGATGTAGGTAAAAAGCGTTTCTGCGTTCGAGCTCTGCCATTCGTTCAGCCCTGTAGGTTGCCGCCTCAAGGCTGATGTCACATAAATTTGCAATTGCAGCGGAAGTTAACGCTTGCAGTTCATGAAGGACACAGGCAGGGGCGAGTAAATCCCGAGCGAACACATTTGCCGAATGTTCGGCATCATCAGTTATTAAAAAGCCGTTGCCGTCAGTTTTAAATAAATGCCCTAAAAAAATGTGTCCAAGCTCGTGTGCAATTGTGAATCTGCATCGCTGAGGAGATTGCTCATCAGCATAGACGATGTACAGCTTATCATCTTGCATCAAAGTTATTCCGCTCTCATTTTCACTTAGCAGATTGACCGCCGAATTTTTTAATAAAACAATGTCGGTTTGCTTAGCTATTCGGCTTACCTTAACAGGTAGGCTATCTATATTATAATCAATCAAACATTGCCAAGATGCATTGCGTGCCTGTTTGTATTTACCATAATTCAAAGTTCATCACCTCATAGGTATTGTAACCTATGGGGTGTTTTTTATTATGTACTTATAAGTCTGTATCGTCAGGCTCAAACTTGCTAAGATCAGGTAAGTTTACTATTTCAATAGGTTGACTGTTGCCGTCACTTCGTGCGGCTTTTACGGTCGGTATTAGATTATCGTTAATTTTTAAAATAGTATCAATTGTGTACTGATGTTCAGGGTGATTTCGATAAGCATAAACCAAATCTTTTTCATGATTGGTTAAAATCATAGTATTGCTTTTGTTTGGCATTTCTCTGAACTCTGCAAGAATATCATCTACTTTATATATATCACAAAGTGCGATTAAAATTTCTGCATCAGGTTGACCGTGATTGTTCTCCCACGCATTTACGGTTTTTCCACTTTTATTTATTAATTTTCCGACTTCATCGGCGGTTAATCCGCTTTTTTTCCTTAACTCTTTTAATTTTTGTGCTATAAATTCTCTTGACACTTTGTTTCTCCTTTTATAGATGTTTTATCTACGCTTTTATTATAATTCGCTAATTACAGATTGTCAAGAAAAAAATCTGAAAAATGTAGAAAAATTTTTTTAAAACCTCTTGACAATCTGCAAAAGTTAGATTATTATTAAAATGAAATCTACAAAATGTAGCATTTAACAGTCGAAAGGAGGTAAAAGGTATGACTGTGAACGAAAAACTTAAAAAGATTGTCGAAGAAAAAGGACTTAAACAATCATATTTGTGTGAGCATACTGGAATGACCGCTGATGCAATTTCAAGAATATTAAATTCCAACCGTAAGGTTACAGCAGAAGAGTTTTTAGGAATATGTCAGGTGCTTGATGTTGATCCAAGGCAGTTTTTTAAGCAGTCTGCTTAACTTATTACCTCAGAAAGGAATGATAAAAATGGCACTAACCATATATGCTGTAGTCGCTACCGTAGTAGCGGTAGTGGCAATCATAAAAGCTGTAAAATGGAAAATTGCTACAAGAGCAATGGTGGTTTATTGTATGAAGAATTTCAGAATACCCACAGACAAAGAACTTGCCGACTGCTCCAAAGAAGCCGCCGGCAAGACAATAAGATTTAAGTAATTCCAAATTGAGCTTTTATAAGCTGAGTAACAACATTCGCTGATATTTGTGTTATTGCAGAAAGCGAGTGACTTCCCACGGTTCCGGCAATCTTCTTAACTTTATTCCATATATCATCGTTACGAATATTTGCTAAAAACTTGTGACCTTCGGGAGTTAAATCACCTACTTCTAAATAATCGCCACCGTCAGTAGCGAACATTGAAGTAATTAAACCTGCAAGTTTGCATTGTTTAATATGGTAGATAATTTCGTCATGAGAGTATGGTTGAAGCCTTTCAAAATCGTTGCTGAATTTACTGTATCGAAAGGATTCGTTGAAATCACACACTTCTTCTACACTCAAAAGAATATCACGAACACAGTCGTTATTTAAACGCATAAGCATCACCTCCTTACAATTTGATTTTAGCATTGTAAGGAATAAAACACAAGAAAGGAATGGTAAAAATGATTGACTGTTCAAAAACAGAGAATTATTTCGCTGAAAAGCTAAGGATGACTAAAAGAACAAGGCAGGAAGGATGCAAAATTAAATGTTCAGAGTGTCCGCTATCCAACCAAAATAACGGGACATCTGAATTTATGAGCTGTATAACTTTTGAAATGTATCATCCTGAAAAGGCAATTGCAATTGTACAAAAGTGGAGCAATGAGCATCCGCCAAAGACATATCTTACGGAGTTCTTGAAAAATTATCCGAACGCTCCGCTTGACGATAACGGAGCACCTAAAGGTGTATGTCCACATACGTTAGGACTGATGGACATAGATAATTGTGACGATAACTGTATTAAATGTTGGAATCAGCTTATTGAGGGCGATGAAAAGTAATGGACTTAGAAAAGGTTGCTATAATGCGACTTTGTGACGGAGCAGAAATAAGTAAACGCTACTATGATAAACCGCTTATGCTTTGTTATTCAGGGGGTAAAGACAGCGACATTATTTTAGATTTAGCGATTAAATCGGGTATAGACTTTGAGGTCCAACATAGTCACACAACGGCTGATGCTCCCGAAACAGTTTACCACATACGAGATAAATTCAAGGAGTTAGAATCTAAAGGCATAAAATGCAACATTGATATGCCGAGGTACAAGGGCAAGCCGACCTCTATGTGGTCACTGATAGTACAAAAAGGTATTCCCCCCACACGGTTAGTAAGATATTGTTGTGCAATTCTGAAAGAAACAGGCGGTAAGAATCGTGCCCTCGTCACAGGGGTGCGGAGAGCGGAAAGCACGAAAAGACAGTCGAAAGGAGTTATTGAAACCTATACTCCTAATCCTTCCGATAGAATTATCCTTAACAATGACAATGACGATAAGAGGCAGATAGTTGAACATTGTCAGTTGCAGGGAAAAATAATATTCAACCCTATTTGCGATTGGTCGGATAATGATGTTAAGGAGTACATCAACCAAGAGCATCTTATTCTTAATCCGTTATACAATTGTGGATTTAATCGTGTTGGATGCATCGGCTGTCCGTTGGCAGGTAAAAAGAAGAGATTTGCGGAATTTGCACGATATCCCAAGTACCGAAAAATGTATATAAGAGCATTCGACAAGATGCTTGAAGTGAGAAAGCAAAGAGGCAAAGCTACACAACACGCTAACGGACTTGAGGTTTATCACTGGTGGATGCAGGATGGTGTTTTGCCGGGGCAATTAAGTTTTGACGGAGAGGATTGGTGAAGAGCGATGATTGAAAAAGAATTAAAAATCCGTGATTTTTGCGGTGACTATGCATTGGATATACCGTTCGCAGATGGTAGTGTAAACACGATATACTTTAATTCAAAACGAAATGCCGAAACAGTTAAGCATATTATCGAAGTTGACGGTAGTAAACCCAATCATGCTACGGTGTGTGAAATGGAAGAAATCAGGCACGGAAAGTGGGAATACGACAGCGGGGATGTCGACTATACAAATTATTTATGTTCTGAGTGTAAAAATTTTTTCACTTTTTACGAGGGCATTGATTTGTATCCATATTGCCCTTATTGCGGTGCAAAAATGGATAAGGAGGAGAACAATGCCTGAACTGAAAATTAAGCCTTGTCCGTTTTGTGGTGGCGAAGCGTTCTTGAAAGATGGTAACCCTACAACATTTGGAACTTTTGAAGCATTAGTAATTTGTAAAAATTGTTCCGCAAGCGTTGTTGGTGTATCAAGGATAAATTTTGCAACATGCAGATTTGAAAAAAATGGCTATGACTTAGCACGGAAACAAGCCGTTAAGGCTTGGAACAGGAGATTTGAGGTGATTAAATGAACGACAAAATACTCGTCAACCCTAAAACAAATCAGGAGTACAGAGATGTACCGCCGACCGTGGCGGCTGAATATCTCGGAGTTGCTCTCAATTATGTTTATGAGGGTTTAAAAAAACAAACCCTGCCTATCGGGTCAGCCGTACAGAGCGACAAAGGCAGATGGACCTACAACATACCGATTGACCGGCTAAAGGCCTATGCAAGCGGTGCAGATATATCATTGCTCACCGTCCTGCTCAACAAATTGCTCGGCAGCGGCAACGCAATCATAGACGAAAGGACGGTATAAAAATGATAAATTCGCCGTGCTACGGCTGTCAGATACGGACGACAAGATGTCATACAGATTGCGAAAGATACCTCGAGTACAAATCAAAATGTGACAATCGCCGAGCCGAACGCTCTAAAAATTATGACTTTTTTAATTACGTCTGTCATAAAATCGACATCCATACGAGATGTCGCAAATCAAATAAATAACGAAAAGGAGCATTGCGATTATGATATTTAAAAACATACAGACTAAAAAAACGCTGAAAGACAAGCTGTTCTTCAGCGAATTAACGCTTGACCACATACGCAAAAGTCTTAAAAACACAGAATCAGCACTTGATGCAACGACCGCAAGCAACGAGTTTGTTAAAAACAGAATAGCAAAAATCATAAACTCGCTGTTTGCAATGTGCAGTGCAGAGGGGCTGAGCGTACCGCCCGAGGTTGAGAATATTCTCGCTGAGCTCACCCTCAAGAATGTTGTTGAGCTTGAAGAAACTGTTGACGGTGTAGTTTGCAATCCGATTGAGGCAAACCAATGAAAAGATTAACCATAAATCAAAACAACAAAATCAAAGTCAAGGACATCTACGGTAAAATGCACGACTGCAAAGATGTACCAAACGAGTTTTATGGCTGTATTCGCAAACTTTACGACTACGAAAATACAGGATACACAATTGATTTTATTGACAACATACCGCATATACTCAAAGATATGCGTGAATGCTTATTAAATCCATCGGTTGTAAATATTAGAATGTGTTTGCATATGATTGATTACATTTTAAACACAAAAGAAAAAGACCGTTGATTGCTTGCACTACAATCAACGGTCGGCAAATAACACAAGGCTATCTGCGTATAAATACAGTCCAACATTATTATATCAGATGACCTTGCGAAAATCAAGGAGATTATATAAATGAATAAAAAATCTAAATTACAAATGATACCCACTGACAAACTTCATCCACACCCTGATAATCCAAGAAAGGTTATCGGCGATGTTTCGGAGCTCGCAGAATCTATCAAAGCAAACGGTATCTTGCAGAATTTGACCGTAGTGCCAAACAATGATAACTGGGATGATTTCACGGTTATTATAGGGCATCGCAGGCTTGCAGCGGCAAAGCAGGCAGGATTAACTGAACTGCCGTGCGCTGTTGTTGAGATGACTGAAAAGGAGCAGTTATCTACAATGTTAACCGAAAATATGCAGAGGTCTGACTTAACCGTATATGAAGAAGCAAAGGGCTGTCAGCTGTTGCTCGACCTCGGTGATACGGTCGCAGAGGTCGCAGAGAAAACAGGCTTTTCAGAGAGCAAAATAAGGCGGAGAGTAAAACTCTGTGAGCTTGATGAAGAAGCTTTCAAAGAGAGCCAAATCCGACAGCCTACATTGCAGGATTATGACCGATTGAATCAGATTAAGGATATTGACACAAGAAATAAACTTCTTAAATCAATCGGAACGAATAATTTTGACAACCTTTTATATTCTGCTGTCAAGAAGCAGGAAACAGATGAAGAAAAAGAAAGAATCGAAAAGCTCTGTCTTGAACATGGAATGATTAAAGCGCAGAAACGTGACGAAATTCCAAGCAACTACGAATATACGGGATTTTTTGCGCTCAAAGATTTGATCGGTAAAGACTTTGCGGACGGCAGGAAAAGATATTTTTATTTTGGTTACAGCTCAAATGTCTACATTTATGCCGAAGCATTAGAAAAGCAGGAAAAGAACGATGCCGAAGAAGAAAAGCGAAAGCTTGAAGAACAGAGATGGGATGAGCTTGTTGAACAGGCGGAAGAAATAGACGAACGCTGCGAGGCTCTCAGAATAGGCTTTATGCTTGATACAAATTTCAATGACAGTAAAAAGAAACAGGAGCTTGTGAAATTTATAGTCGCCCAAGTGGCGGCAGGAGCCAGTAACAAAAAATATCGTTTTGAAGAAATTATCGAACACGACTTTGAAGATGATGAAAACATTGACAGCTACATCAACGAACATTGGAACAATGACAGCGGCAGAATGCTAATGGCGACGGCATACGCTTTGAGCCAGAGACTTTACGGTTCGTTCGATTATATCAGTGTAAATTATTCGGACAAGACATTCAGCCGAAAAAACAATCCGGAATTAAACAAATTTTACGCTTTGCTTTGTAAACTCGGCTATGTGATGTCTGATGAGGAGATACAGCTCCGTGACGGCACACACCCGATTTATACAACAGGTCAGGTGAAGTAAAATAAACTAAATAAGTTAATCACGCTCTGCACAGCGAGGTTATATATATCTCATTTTATATCTATACCTACTTTTCTGAATATTACCATTTTACAAATATCTCAGACAGGTGCAGATGCCCGAATAAATTAATCAATAACAAGCTCTGCACAGCTTGTTATATAAAACTCGTTTACTCCTCTTGAAATAAATTCTGACATTGAAAGCGGAGCAGGTGCAGATGGTCCGCTTTAGGTGAAGAAAATGGCATCAATCAAAGTTAAATCCGAATACAAAGAACTTGTTAAATTATTCAACCAATTGTCCGGATCAAGGTCATTGTGGCAAGTGTTCAACGATTGTATAGAAATGTTTGCGCTAAGCATTCAGAATACTTTTTGCTTTGGTCAAACATTTGAAAAAAACGAAAATCGCTATAAAGACATCGTCAAAAATTATAGTGAAAGCGAAATTGAAACAATTGTAAAAATTTTCGCCGAGATAACTAATGCACTCGAAGCAAATTCATTTCAAGATTTTCTTGGTGATTTGTATATGCAACTTGATATGGGAAGTAGCGCTCTTGGACAATTTTTCACACCGTACAACGTATCTTATGCAATGGCGGTAAGCTCGTTTGACGAGAAAAATGCAAAAGCTGAATTATCCAAAAAAGGATATATCTCGGTTCTTGAGCCTGCGGTCGGTGGCGGAGCAAATGTAATTGCGTTTTGTGAGGTGCTGAAAAATCATGACATCAATTATCAAACACGAGGCGCTTTTACAAATCATTAAAAAACAGCTTAATGAGATCGTAAGGTGGTAGATTTACAAAATGTCGAGGCTAAATAAAACATGGACGGCCGATGAAATAGATTATCTTATTTCTGCTTGGGGTAATGTTAATATGGCCACTATAACAAAACACCTTGATAGATCCGAATGTGCAATACGGTTAAAAGCCGGTAAGTTAAACTTAGGACCTTTTTTGACTAATGGTTATAGATACATTACAATGAGTAATCTTTATAAACTCATTCGTGCAAACTCCTCTATTGCTTATTTAAAAACGTCTTGGATAAAAAACAGGAATCTGCCTACTCACAACATATCAAGAAGTTCAAAAACAAATTTTACCGTTGTTTACATAGATGAATTTTGGACGTGGGCGGAGAAAAATCAATATTTTTTAGATTTTTCAAAACTTGAAAGATATCAATTGGGACCTGAGCCCGATTGGGTGAATCCAAAACGAGAGGCAGACATATTAAGGAACAGTTTTATTAAAGCGACTCCATGGACAAACAGAGAAGATAACCTTCTCAAAGAATTGCTTGTAAAGCAAAAGTATGGTTACAAAGAACTATCACAAATATTGTGCCGTAGTGAAGGTGCTATACAACGCAGAATCAATGACCTAAACATAAAATATCGACCGATAAAAGCTGATAACCATCAAAAATGGACTGAATCAGAATACACTTTACTTGGCGAAATGATTAAATGCGGAAGCAAATATGAAGAAATATCCGACAGAATCGGTCGATCAGTTAAGGCTATCAGAGGACGTGTGTTCGATAAGTATCTCACGGAAAATCTTGACAAAGTGCGAAATTATATAGGCAACGGAAACTTTGGAGACGGAACGCCTGACAAGCCGTTAAAATACAAGCGACTTATGTCGGACGAAGAAAAAAACAAAGCTAATCTATTGTTATCAATCATCGCAGGAGATTTACTTTGTGTTGCAAAAACGAACTCAAATGTTGATGAGGAATACAGTGAATATTGGCAAAAGGATATGTGCTTGAATTGGAGCAATATCAAAGGCTGTATTGCATGCGAAAAAGATTGCGACAGTTGCACATCATTTAAAAGAATACCCGTACAACATTGTAAGCGTTGCGGAAAAGATTTTTTTGAACGAAAAAGTGCTGACTTTTGTAGCGATTGCAGGTTAGCTCGCCTATATCAAGCGCGAAAAAAATATGCAATACTGCAACAAAAGCAAAACCGAAAGTAAAGAAGGTGTATCTATGGATGATAAAACAGAATTCGTACGAATGGTAACAACACAATGCCTAAAGTATATGTCTGTGAATGAGGCAAACAAGGTTGAGCAAATTTTGTCAGTCTTGTTGACAAAATATTCTCTAAAAAAAGAAACCTACGCTTTATCTACCGAAACAGTTACTCCTAATCAAAAATTAGTAAATACTTTTTTAGCCATTAAAAAAATTAGTGGTTTAACTGACAAAAGTCTAAAAGCTTATAACAATGAAATACAAATGATGCTTAAAGCAATAAATAAGCCTATCGCAGACATTAAGGTTAATGATATTCGTGCATACCTTGCTTTTGAACAATTAAATAAAAATGTATCAAACAGTTATCTTGATACAAAATTAAGATACTTAAAATCATTTTTTAAAACACTGAGAATTGAAGGCTACATACCAAATGATCCAGCAGAAAAAATCACAAAAATAAAAGCTGAAAAGGTAATCAGAAAGCCGTTTACACCGATTGAAACCGAAAAAATCAGAGATGCTGCCGGAAAAGATTTGAGGTTGAAGGCAATCATAGAATTTCTATTATCGACAGGATGTCGAGTTACAGAAGTGGAAAATGCAAATCGCAGTGACATTAAAGATGATAAACTGATTATCACAGGCAAAGGTAACAAGCAAAGATACGTATATCTTAATGCACAAGCAAAACTTGCTTTGGAAAAATACGAAAATACGAGGTCAGACACCAACAATGCTTTGTTCGTTAGTAAAGTAAAAATAAAAGGTGAATACAAAAGGCTTGAAAAAGGACAAATAGAAAATATCATTCGTGAGCTTGGTAGAAACATCGGAATCGAAAATTGTCACCCACATAGATTCAGAAGAACCATGGCTACCGATGCCCTTAGAGCCGGCATGCCAATTGAACAAGTATCACTAATGCTTGGCCACGAAGAACTGACTACAACACAAATATACGCAAGATCTGATGAATCTGATGTTTATCAGGCACATCAAAAATATGTTAGATAAATAGGAGTAAAAACAATGCTTAAACCTGCAATATTATACAGAGATGAAATATTTGCAAAACTATTAGAATATAGCTACACCGACAATATGCTTTTTTATATGGGGTGTTTAGGCAATGAGTTGCCTACGATCGAAGAAAATAGCAGCGGAAATATCTATCAATACGCTATTATCGGTAAGGACAACAAGCTAATAGGGTATTTTGCATATTCTGTTGATTGGTATTCTTCTTGTGTTTATAACTTTGGATTGTTTGCTTTCGACAGGAATAATACCACGATTGGATTCGATGTTTATAAGGAACTAAGAAAGATAATCAACGACTACCATATTCACCGAATGGAGTGGAGAATGGTTCAAGGAAACCCTGTTGAGGGGCATTATGATAACTATTGTCAACACTATAACGGCAAAAAGTTTGTGTTTACAGACTTTTTAAAGGATCGACGTGGGAAATACCATAACGAAGTTATTTACGAAATCATATTTAATAAGAGTGAAAGTAAATGAAAGAAATAAAACTTATTGCTACAACGCCTTGTCGGCAATTGCACAAAGATACAATTCTGACAAAGGATGGCTTGAAAGTGAGGTAGAAGAATGAGAGGTATTAAAAATATCACCGTTAATTACGATAACGGCGAAATAGAAACCTTAAATAAAGGTGTAGTTGTTAGTTTTGATGAAATCGACAATGAAGAAGAAACTATCAAAGTCAGATATCGTATGTGCGATATTAAAGGCAAGGATTTGCATTTGATTGTAAACGCTGTTGTTGCGTTGGCACAACAGCTGGGGCTACTAAATGAGGAGTGATAATATTGGCGTTCCCCGAAAAATTAAAAGCGTTAAGGCTTAAACATAAATTAACGCAGGAAGAATTAGGCGAAAAGCTCTGCTTGAGTAGAACAAGTATATCTAACTATGAACACGGAAAATTTGAACCTGATATTAATACCATAATAGCTATATCAGATTTATTTAAAATTTCGATAGATGAACTGTTGAAATGAGGTTTAACAATGAAAATAAAAAAAGCATTCGACATATGTAAAAAGAATAAAGTTATTTCAATCTTTGGTAATGAAAAAGGTGAGCAATGGCTGTCAGATGGCTATGCGGTCTATCCTATTTTCGGCTTGCCGGAACTCAATGAAGATTACATATGCAAACTCTATGACATCAACGATGCGCAGAGAGATAAGATTAGATTTACAATCAGTCAAACCAAGCCGTTGATTGATGTTGAGGATTATTTGGCGGATGAAACACCGGCTGAAATGTGGGATATAAGCATTATATACGACGGTAAAGTAATGCTCCCGATTAGCACCGCAGAGGGCTTAATGTTTATTGACAGAGTATATCTTAATCCTTTTGTGGATATGCCAAACGAAACAATGGCACTTGCACTGCGTAAGGACTTCAAAGGTACTCCGTACTTCGCTGTTAAATTTGGAATGATTGCATACGGCTTTATATGTGCTTATGAAATTGTTGATGAAGATTTTGTGAGACAATTGAAATCATTATACATTGAAAGCGATATGATTTTGAAAAACAAGAAAGGATGACCTGCCGATGAAGCAGTATGAAGCTGACCAACAGCGGAAGTTATTTCAGTGGACGACCTTCATCCGGGCAAAGTATCCTGAAATTGATTTGATGTTCCACATTCCGAACGGTGGGAGTAGGAATAAGCTCGAAGCGGCCAACCTTAAAAAGCAAGGGGTAAAGGCAGGTGTGCCGGATTTGTTTTTACCGGTCAGCCGTGGAGGTTATCACGGCTTGTTTATTGAACTTAAGTACGGCAAAAATAAGCCGACCAAAAAACAAACCGAATGGCTTAAAAGCCTTAATGAACAAGGCTACGCTGTCGCTGTATGTTATGGTTGCGACGAGGCAAGCAAAAAAATATTAAAGTATTTGAAATTAGGTGAAATAAATGAGTGAAGAAAAAAAGAAACGAGGTCGCAAGAAGAAACTCGACCGAATAGACAGAATGTGTCTTTACTGTGCCGATTACAATGCAAAGCACGGCACAAACTACAGCTACGGAGAATTTGTAGCGCAAATCGCCGCAAGAAAAATTAAACCGCTCGGTTTGTACGATTACGCAAATTAGGAGGAAAAGAAAATGATTGAGGAGAGTGATTTGGTTGAGTCAGAGAAAATCGATATCAAAAGCAACAAGGCTTAAAGTTTACGAGAAGTACGGCGGCCGCTGTGCGTACTGCGGTTGTACACTCGAATTAAAGGACATGCAGGTTGACCATATACAGAGCGTGTACTGGTACAATGGTACGAATGACATCGAAAATTATAATCCTGCTTGCAGAATGTGCAATTTTTATAAGTCAACAAGGACAGTCGAAGATTTTAAAAAAGCATTGGGAAAGTTGCTTTCGGGCCTCGAAAAGGTTTTTATTTTTCGATTAGCGATAAAATATGGCCTCATTAAAAAAACTGACAATCCTGTTGTATTTTATTTTGAAAAGAAAAATAAAGCAGGTAAGGAGAGTGGAAAAAATGATGACTGAACCCAAAAAAACAATTCCAGTGGAAACGCAGGACAAGCCGACACCGGCAGAAACATTGTCGGAACTCGACAAACTTGTGATAGGTTTTATTGACGGTGACCTTGATGTGGCTACGCTCAATAGCTTGGATATGTTTAATCGTTGGTTAGTGTTGTCGATGTCTGCCATATACAGCTGCACAAAGATAGGCTTACTATCCGCTAAGTCTTGCGTCAAGGCTAAGTATAAATTATTGCAAGAGTATCGCAGATTTAGAACTGACACATTTTTTGCTGGCAAAGAGCATATCGAGTGGATTAAACGCACAAGAGAAACCTCCTGCAAGCTAACGGAGCTGTCAAAGGCAATTGCTGATCACGATACTAATGTGTTGCAAATCGCTTTACAGATAATTGACCTGCTCACAAAGCACGATGTTTATAACAAACTTTTTATCTTATCGGACACATCGGATACATACAAGGAAAAATGTTTAAAAACACTAACCGAAAATGATACAGCGTTTTTGGACGAGTTCGGCAACATACCATTTGTGGATTTGCTCTTTAAATTTTACAAGTCAACGGAAGAAACGAGAGCATCAGAAATTTTCAAAGAGCTGGATGCTGATAACATTAGAAAGGTAGCTTGTCACGTGCCGGTTAAGTCGGATGATTGTCGAGGAATCGCAAAAAGCTACAAAGAATACTTCGGTATTTAAAGTAAGGCAATATTCTTGCCGTGTGCAAAATCTTAAAGAAAATTCAAATCAAGTTAAATCCTATATTCAAAAAAGTAATCAAAGCGACGACTTCCGCTTTTGATTAAGCTGTTAAAAAGAATGCACCAAAAATCAAACACACAATTGCAGCGGCAAGGTTGCACAGAGCAGTAGTTCGGTGGTCAGACGGACTACTGCATATTTATATCATCTGACTTTTTAATACGATAACAGAATAATAATAGTCACAAAAAAGGAGTTGAGATACTCCTTTAATAGCCTGCTCAAGGAATTAATTAAGTGACCGTTTTAGTTTTTACATATATAATAAAGGATTAAATATGTTTACGTACAAAGCCGAAATTAAATCAGGCCCTTTGCTTGAGGTTAAATATTACAAGTCCATTCGCAAACGTAATAAGAAAAATCTTGCTCGACAAATCAATCAATCCCGAACAAACGAAAAGCAAGCCAAAGCAAACCGCATCAGAGGAGAACAACACACACAGAGGCTTATCCTCTGCAACTTCTCTGAGGGGGACTGGTTCGCAAGATTCTCCGCTCCGTTTGGCAAATTTACCGAAGATGAATTTGAGAGGGTTGTATCGAATTTTTTTAAGCGAGTGAAACGCAGGACAGATAAGAAACAAATCAAGTTTAAATACATCGGCTACTGCGAATGTGGCAAGCTCGGAAAGAATTGGCATTTGCACATCGTGATTGAAGATTGCGTCAGAGAAATATTAACGGAGTGTTGGCCATGGAAAAACGGAATCAATTTCACACCACTTTACCAAGACGGAAACTATGCTGATCTTGCCAAGTACATCCGCAAAGATGTCAATGGTAAGAAGCGCTTGAAAACATCTCGCAACCTTGCCAAACCTGATGTCAAAGTTGTTGAAGGAAAAAAACGAGAATACAGAAAACTCGAACGAGGTGAGGCTTTGCCTTGTCCCGAGGGATATTATTTTTACAAAGACGAAATGTGGATAAATGACTACACAGGAGCAAGCTTTTATTTTACTTACTTGGCCGACACTCACAAACATAAAAAAATCGGAGGTGCAAGAATTTGAGAGATTCGACAAGAGATTACACCATTGCGCAATTTAGGACTTATGCCGCTCTCGGTTATCCGAGCAAAGCACAAGTCGTTGCCGATGAGACAATGCGTCAAGCGTTACGGCTTGACTTACTTGCGGTGATAGACACACTCAATGACTTGACAAACAGCGGCAAAGACTACATCTGTCAAGCTGTCAACGCTGTTTACTTTGTTGCACCAACAGCGGCATTGCATAAAGGTGAGATAAATTTGAGGGTGACTAAGTTTGCAGTTAGCAATTATACCGACGAACGCACGGTGTTTCGTTGGCTTAAAGAGGCACGATTGCTTTGTGCAAACTTTCGTGGGCTTAACATTTGTACATATTGCACAAAGAAAGATGTCAGTAGAAGCGATTAAACCTGTTGTAAAATTAAATTGTAATGATAAAACGAAAAGTAACAACGGACTGGATTGTCCGTCAAATCCGTGAGGGTAAGGCATATAGGTTTTATTTAACAGCTGATTGGCAAAGAGTTCGAGATGCAAAAAAAGCGAAAGAACATTACGAATGTGAACGCTGTCGTGCTGTGGGTAAGTACAGCCCTTGCGAGGCGGTACATCACAAACTGTATCTCAAAGCAAGGCCTGACCTTGCTCTTGATATTAACAACCTCGAATGTCTATGCAAAGACTGCCATTACAAAGAACATCACAAGTACGAATCAAAAAAATTAAAAGATGAGTTTGCCGAGAGGTGGTAAGTCAAAAAAAAGACATACCCCCGGGTAAAAAATCGAAAAATTCTGAGGTCAATGGATAACGGTATAAAGGCAAGACAGTTTGGTCTCGCGCACGCACACGAGAAATTTTTGAGAGAGGAGTAGCATAAATGGCACAGATTAAAATTGCAGAAATCAAAGACAGCTTAATTGAGCAACTGACTTTGAAGGGGGCAAACATTGAAGTCTATAGAGATTTAATTGACAGCTATATTTTTTGTACGAAACTTGAGCGTAAAATGCAGGCGGACATCCGCAAAAATGGCTTGACATACAAAGCTATCAGTGCCACAGGTAAAGAGTACATGAAGGACAACCCCTCAGTAAAAAATGCCGTAATGTACAACAAACAGCGTTTAGCGATCCTCTCGCAAATGGGGCTGTCAATTGACAAAGTCGAGAGTGATTCGGATGACGAACTGTAAAGTCATAGACGATTACATCGACTTTGTTAAAAGCGGTAAATATCGTGTTTGTCGTGAGCAAATTCAGCTGATAAAGTTTGTTGAAAATGTCTTTGAGAATGAAGAAATCTATGTTGACGAAGAACAGCTTGAAAAGTATTTATCTTTGCAGAAATATTTTCCTTATAAACTTTTTGAATGGGAAAAATTTTGCTTTGCTTTGCACAATTGCACCTACTCTGCTCCCGGTGTTTTAAGATTCCCTGATTTGGTTTGTGTAGTCGGAAGAGGAACTGGAAAAAACGGTTATCTTGCTTTTGAAGATTTTGCTTTGGTAACTCCGGTCAACGGTGTGCGAAACTACGATATTGATATTTGCGCAACGTCCGAAGAACAAGCACAAACGAGTTTTAATGATATTTATGAAATCTTGGAAAATAATGCGTCAAAAATGCAGCGGCATTTTAAGTGGAATAAAACCAAAATCACTAATATAAAAACAAACTCGACGATTAGATACAGAACATCAAACAGCAAAACGAAAGACGGCGGCAGACCGGGCAAGGTAGATTTTGATGAAAAACACGCTTACGAAAATTATGACCTCATTAACGTTTTTACTACAGGTTTAGGCAAAAAACCTTTACCACGTAGGACGACAATAACCACGATGGGAGATGTTCGTGACGGGCCGCTCGATAACGAACTTTCGGAAGGGCTTGAAGTTTTAAATGGCGATGCTTCGGATAACGGGACGCTCTATTTCATTTGTCGCTTAGACGATGAAAAAGAGGTTTATAATCCCGAAAATTGGTATAAAGCAAATCCTTCTTTACAATATTTCCCTGATTTACAAAGAGAAATAAAGAAAGAATTTGAAGGATGGAAAAAAGATAAAATCAATAATTCAGCGTTTATGACTAAACGAATGAATATCCCGAAAGGCACAGAAACTCATCCTGTAACCTCATGGGAAAATATCAAAGCAACAAACAGACCTCTCCCCGACCTTGAAGGCAAGCCGTGTATTTTTGGAATTGACTATACAAAAACTACTGACTTTTTGGGCAACGGTTTGATGTTTTTGGTTAATAACTTAATCGTATGGAAACCATTTTCGTGGTATTGCTCGCAATCTGCGGATTTGGGCAGGATTAAATTTCCTTATGCTCAACAGCCAGATTTGCAAAGGGTTGACGGGGTGGAAATCCCGCCTGAAATCGTCACCGACTGGTTGAGAGAGCAGAAAGAGCATTACAACATTGTCGGCGGAGCGTTAGATAACTACCGCTATACATTACTCAAAGAGCCGTTAATGCAGTTAGGTTTTGAATGCGACCGCAAAGGGCGAAATAATCTAAAACTTGTAAGGCCGTCAGATAAAATGCTTGTTGCTCCTCTGATTGCCTCTGATTTCGCTAATCATCGTATTGTTTGGGGCGATTCGGCACTTATGCGCTGGTACACAAACAACACTTCTGCCGTTGAGGATAAAAACGGCAATATTATTTACGGCAAAATTGAGCCAAAATCACGAAAAACAGATGGATTTATGGCATTTGTCGCCGCATATACACAGCTTGATTTACTGAAACAAAATCAGCCGATGACGGTTGATGAACTCAAAAATTGTTTTAACGCGATTGTGTTTTAAAGGCAGGTGAAAACAAAAATGAAAGTAATAAACTGGGTGAAAAATCTCTTTAAAAAAGATGCCGTTGCAGCGGAATTTAATGAGGACGGCTCGACAGTTGATGAACAGAGGTTTCACCTGACTGAACTTGCTCTATTTACGGCGATTGATTTTATCGCAAGGAGTTTGGCAAAGTGCGAATTTGTGACTGTAAGCAACAACCGAGAAAGTCGCAAAGCTGAATACTATCTGTGGAACTATTCGCCGAATAAGCATCAAACCAAAATTGAGTTTTTTACGCAGGCTGTGGCTAAATTGATTTTTGATAACGAACTTCTAATTGTTGAAACTGCCGATAATCAGCTTATGATTGCTGATAGCTTTTCGAGGACGGAACACACTTTGATTGACGATACATTCAATAGCGTTACTTGTCGTAATTTTACATACCAACGCACTTTTCTTGAAAGTGAGGTAATTTACCTCAGATACAATAACTTCGCTCTTAACGGTTTACTATCGGATATGTGCAACACTTACGAGCAATTAATGTTATCGGCTCAAGAAAGATATAACAAAGCTGTCGGTCACAAAGGCATCTTAGAGATGGATAATTACAGCTTCGGCGACGAAAACTTCGCTGAGACTTACAACAAAGTTTTGGCAAAGCAGTTTAAAGCGTTTTACGCGAATAAGAACGCTGTTATGCCTCTGTACAAAGGCATGCACTACACCGAGCCGTCAACCGATGCCGGAAAGACTACGAACAGCGAGATTAACGACATTCAGAAGTTAAAAACCGAGGCATACACGATTGTTGGCAATGCTTTGCACATTCCGCCGGCAATTTTAAGCGGTGAAGCATCGCAATTGTCTGATGCAATGGATTGCGCTATTGGAAACGCAATTGATCCGATTGCAAGTATGTTTGAGCAAGAGATTACAAAAAAGAGATTCGGCGCTACCGAATTTAGCAAAGGTAATTATCTACTGATTGACACAACGACAGTCAGACATATTGACGCAATCAGTCAGGCGAATAATCTTGATAAGTCAATTGCCAGCGGTGTGCTGACACCTGCGCAGGCTCAAAAATATTGCAACATGCTCCCTTGCTCAGAGGCTTGGGCGCATACATATTACATTACTAAAAATTACCAAACAATAGCAAATGCTTTGAAGGGTGGTGAATAAATGAAAAGTAGAAATTACAACATCAAGCAGATTGCTGAAAATCAGAGTGTCTTGCAGATCTATCTTTACGGTGAAATTGAGCCGAGCTACTTGAATATTTGGGGCGACCTTATTGAATCCAAAACAAGCGCCGAATATATTCGTAAAGCAATTGAAAAAGCAGGTAAAATTGAAGGCATTGAAATCTACATCAATTCCGTGGGCGGATTTGTTGACGAAGGTGTGACAATTTACAATTTGCTCAAACGGCAGAGTGTGCCGGTCACTGCATACATTGACGGTATGGCTTGTTCAATTGCCTCTGTCGTTGCAATGGCGGCTGACAAGATCGTAATGCCGTCAAACACAACAATGATGATCCATCATGCAATCGGCGGTTGTTACGGAAATGCGAAAGAGCATAGAGAATTTGCAGCTCAGCTCGACAAAATCAGCGAAGCGAGTACAAATTCTTATCTTGTGCATGCAGGCGATAAGCTCACGAGGGAAACCCTCGAACCGCTCCTCAATGCAGAAACATTTTTGACTGCGCAGGAAGCTTTTGACATCGGCTTGTGTGACGAAATTCTTGATCCGGTTGACTTAACCGAATCAAAAGAAATCGTTGACGATGCACAGCAAAAGAAGAATCCAAAAGCAAAACAGGCAGCGGCAGAACTTGCAAAAATGCTTGGTGCAAAGCCTGAACCGCCTGAACCACAGACACCACCCGAGCCAAAACTGAAAAATCCCGAAGGAAAGGATAGTTTTGGCTTTATTGAAGAGTATTTCAAAAACAAAAATTATTTATAAAGGAGATTAAAAAATGAAGAATCTTGATGCGATTAAGAACGCAAAAGCAAAGTTTGCGCAGAACTTGAAAACTGCCATTGATTCAAAAGATGAAACGAAAATGACCGAGGCTCTCAATGCCTACGCTGACAGCATTCAGCAGTCAATCATTGAGGTCGCACAGGAAATCGGCGAAACAGCCGACAACACAATCCTTGCAAAGAGAGGATTCAGACAGCTTACAAGTGCAGAGCAGAAGTTTTATAACAATTTTGTCACAGCGGCAAAATCTGCCGATGTTAAGCAGGCTCTCACAGGTCTTGATGTTACAATTCCGCAGACAATTCTTGACACAGTGCTTGAGGATATTACAAACAATCATCCTCTGCTTGATGCAATCGGCATCGAAAACACATACGGCTCTGTTAAGGCGATTTTTGCCACAGACACAAAACAGCTCGCCGCTTGGGGCGCTTTAAGCTCAAAAATCACACAGGAGCTTGCCGGCACAATTCAGGAAAAGGACTTTTCAACATCAAAGGTAAGCGCCTTTATTCCTGTTCCAAAGGATATACTTGACCTCGGCGCTATATACATCGACGCATATGTCCGCAGAATCCTTGCTGATGCGCTCGCATATGCCCTCGAGGACGGTTTTATCAACGGCGACGGCAACGGAAAGCCTATCGGTATGCTGAAAGACCCCGAGGGCGCTGTAAAGGCAGGTGCATACACTGAAAAAACAGCAACAAAGCTCACAAGCCTTGACATTAAGTCATATATGGATGTTGTTGCAAAACTCGCAAAGGGCAAGGGCGGTAAAACCAACAACATTACATCGGTTGACCTCATCGTAAATCCTGTTGATTATCTCACAAAAATCATTCCTGCAACTACGGTTCTTGCAACTGACGGCTCATATAAAAACAACCTTTTCCCGTTCCCTACAAATGTTTATCCGTCTGAAATGGTTACAGAAGGCACTGCTGTTATTGGTCAGCTTTCAAGATATAAAGCCTGCCTCTCAACAGGCAAGGAAGGTAAGCTTGATTACTCTGACCAGTACCAGTTTCTTGAAGACAACAGAGTATATCTCATTAAAGCTTATGCAACAGGTTTTTCGCTTCACACAAACGATTTTCTTAAGCTCGATATTTCAGCGCTTAATCCTGCCGAAATTAAGGTAACTCTTAATCAGGCAACAACAGTTTAATTTATTGCGGAGGTGTTGAACAATGGAAATTATGAACGATGTAGTTAACATGCTCGATTTTGACCGTGAGCACATCGAAACAGATGAAAGCACAAAGTTGAAAATTGAACTGATTATAGCCAATGGAAAACAGCACCTCCGCGATTACAACCCTCTGCTTACTGATGAGGACTTTGAACGACCGACAAGGGCAAGAAGTTTGCTGTTTGACTATTGCCGTTATGCTTACTCGAACGCTGTTGAAATGTTCGACCACAATTTCGAGAACGAAATTTTGAAATTAAGGCAGGAATATGAGGTGCGAATGTATGATACTGAAGAATAACATAGATTTTTTAACCTTTAATGACGGTGTTGCAAAAATCTATGAAACGGATGAAAACGATGACATCATTGCTGACAGCCTGAAAAAATATCGTTTCGGCAACGAAAAAATCGGGGTAACTCGTTTTTATGGTGCAAAGCAGAACGACATTGAACTGTCAAAGGTCATACATATCCACAAGGACGAAAACTTGCGAACGGACATGGCGGTCATCATTGACGGCACACGGTTCAAGATTGAACAAATTCAGCACGATAAAAGCAAAAATCCCCCTTGTTCGATTTTGAGCCTGTCACAGAGGGGACTGTATGAGGGTGGTGCAGATGTATTTTAAGAATTATGACGAATTTGTCGAACTCATAAAGTCCTGTGACTTTAAATGCGTAGAGGCAGATTACAACAAATCAACTCCTGCTCCTTATCTGGTCTTTTTTAAGGGCGACGAATCAGGCGTTTACGCAGACAGTGAATTGCTTTGGAGAAATGCAAAAATAATCATAGAGCTTTACACAGCAAAAGACGACCACAAGAGCGAAACAAATTTTGAAAAGTGGCTTGCTGATAACAATTTAGGGTGGACAAAGCCTGACCGAGCGTGGGACACAACGAATAAACTTTGTGTAAGTTATTACAATCTGAGTGTGACTTTCGATGAGTAGTTACAAAAAAGTCGGTATTGACCGAATCGGCGATACTTTATCAAAAGAACTTGCAACCTATTCGGCTGACATCCAAATGGGCGTGCGGTTGTTGGTTGATGAAAAAGCCGAAGAACTTAAAAACGCAATCAAAAAAAATGCACCTGTCGGCAGAAGAAAAAAATATCGCAAATCGTTCAGAATAAAAATCACGAACGAAACATTTAGGTTTTACGAAAAAACAGTTTATGCGGAAAAACCTGAGTATCGGCTTACACATCTTCTTGAAAAAGCTCGTAAAAAGAGAGGTAAAAAAGGCGGAACGATACAGCCGAAGATGCACATTGCTCCGGCAACAGAAAAAATCCATAATGAATTTGAAGCCGGAATAAAAAAGCTTATCAAATCATCGGAAGCTTTTGGTGGCGGTGATTTGAGCGGTATAAAAAGAATTTAAAAACATAAGGAGTGTTTATTAATGAACAAAACTATTAGAAAAGTAGGCTATGCTGTGCTGACAGAAAGCAGCACAGGCGAAATCACATACGCTAAGCCCGTGTGGTTTAAGTCTGATAAAGCCGGGGGCAGAAGCATTGGCGCTGAGCCTATCGGCGATTCGAACACAGTATATGGAGACGGTCTCCCTCTTATCGTTGCAAGTGCAAATGGAGGTTACACGATCAGCCTCGAACTCATCTCTATTATTGATGACATCGAAAAAGATTGGTTCGGCAATGATGAAGCAACTGAGGGCGGTATCATCGAAAAGGGTGGCATTAAGGTAATGCCAAGATTTGCCCTCCTCGCTGCAAAGGAAACATACAAAGGTGACAAGCTCTACGAGATTGACACTTATTTTGACTGCGTAGCTGCAAGAGCGAGCAGAAACGACAAGACATCAGAAGGTAACTTTGATCCACAGTTTCCGACCTTTACGGTCACAGCAAAACCACGCCCTGACAATGACTTTGTGCGCTATACATCATATGCCGATACTCTGCCCGACAGCGTTGTAGTGCCGACTGTTAAGTCAAATCCCGGAACAGTATAATTTTAAAAGTAGGTTAAAGTATGAAAGATACAGTTGTTATTAACGATAAAAATGTTGAGGTTGAGGTTACGGCATATACAATGCTCATTTACGAGGACACATTCAAAGGCCACAGCTTTCTGCGTGATACCGACCGTGTTCTTGTCCCGAATCTCAATGATGTAAAATTTGGCACTGCTGTAAAGCTTTTATGGGCAGCGGCAAAAACGGCAGACGATACGATTCCTAATTTTAAGGCTTGGTCAAAAGGAATCAGCATTAAGGACGCTATTTCTGCGATAGGTAAAATCGTTGATCTCATTGTTGACAGTCTTAAAAGCGACAACCCAAAAGTGACAGCGACAGCGACCTAAACGGAACTTTCCTGACGGCAAAAGAAGTCTTATCTTATGCCGTCAGGTGTGGTCTGACTGTCGCAGATTTACAAAGATTTACAATAGGTTTTGTGCTTGATTATGTCGAAACCTATTTTGCATTACGAAACAACAAAAACATCCACGAGAATGAAGAAAAATATCAGAAAATGAAATCTGTATTGCCTTTCGTAACGGAAAGATTTGAAAACAAAGAAATCTCGACGGAGCAGTACAGCGAGTTTATGAACAGATATAAAGAATTGGAGGACAGATATGGCATCTACGATTAAAGGCATTACCGTTAAAATTGCCGGCGATACAATGGATTTACAGAAATCCCTAAAAGCTGTACAGTCCTCATCCTCGAGCTTGCAGAGAGAATTGACTGCAATTAATAAGCAGTTAAAATTTGACCCTGAAAACACTGTTTTGCTTGCTCAAAAGCAAGAAGTGCTAAAAGAACAAATTGAAAACAGCAAATCTGCCCTTAAAAAGTTACTTGATGTACAGGATCAGGTCGAAGAACAGGCCAAAAACGGCGAAATCTCAACCGAACAGTACAGAGCTTATCAGCGTGAAGTCGAAAAAGCGAAAAGCAAACTTGAAACTTTCACTGAACAGCTTGCGGAAACCGAAGAAAAAGCAAATGCAATAAACCTCGAATCTGCCCGAAGTGAGATGTCAAAAACCGAAACAAGCGTTGTTAAAGTCGGCGACAGCTTTAAAAGCCTTGAAAATAAGTCGAATAAAACAGATTTGTCAAAAGTCAAGAAAGAAATGGATGATGTTAAGTCATCCGCCGACAACCTTAAATCTGCTGTCGGTGATGCCTTAAAAGAAGCAGGTGCAGCGGCAACAACGGTCGGCGGAGCGTTGACCGGAACTGTCATAAGTGCAAACAGTGAAGAAAAAGCTTTAAATTCCTTGCAGGCTCAAACCGGCTTGACCGCCGAGGAGATGACAAAGTACAAAGATGTCCTTGAAGATGTTTACAAAGGAAATTTCGGCGAATCTCAGGAAGAAGTTGCAAATGTCCTTGCTTTGATTAAGCAGACAACGAACGAGACCAATCCAAGTAAGCTTAAAGATATGACCGAAAATCTCTTTACATTGAGAGATACATACGATTACGATTTTGTCGAAACTTTGAGAGCGGTCAACATGCTTATGGAGCAGTTTGGCATAACAGGCGAAGATGCTTTTAATCTCATTGCGCAGGGCAGTCAAAAAGGCCTTAATAAAAACGGCGATTTGCTTGATACAATCAATGAATACTCCGTACATTACAAGCAACTCGGCTATGATGCAAATGAATTTTTTAATTCGCTTGAAAATGGCTCTAAAGCAGGTACTTTCAGTATCGACAAGCTTGGCGATGCGATGAAAGAATTTGGCATACGCTCTAAGGACACAGCCTCGAGTACGCAGGAGGGATTTGCTCTTCTCGGCTACGGCGCAAAAGCTTCGGCTGAGGACATTCAAAAAGCTAAAGACGAAGTCGCAAAGCTCGAAAAAAATCTTTACTATGCAAAAGAGGAGCAAAAAGGCTTTAACGATTCAACAAGCGAATTGACAAAGCAAAAAAATGCCGACAAAATCGCAGAGTATTCCGAAGCTTTAAAAACAGCGAAAGAAAATCTTGCAAACCTCGAATCTGCAGGCAAAGGTACAAAAGGCAGTATTGAGGATTTGCAGGCAAGATTTGCGAAAGGCGGAGACAGCGCAAAATCAGCAACATCAGAAGTCTTAAAGGCTCTTTTTGAGATGGACGATAAGGTCAAGCAGAATCAGGCAGGCGTTGACCTCTTCGGTACGATGTGGGAAGATTTGGGCATTGACGGTGTAAAAGCCTTAATGAAAGTTAATGGCTCTGCCGACAAGACCAAAAATACCATGAAAAAGATTAAAGACATCAAATATGATGATGTTGAAGCTGATTGGGCAAGCCTTGGCAGAACGGTGCAAACTGATGTCATTAATCCTATTGGCAAATCACTATTTCCCGAAGTCAAAAAACTTTGTAATTTTGCGAGTAAGCACACCAAAGATATCATCCCAACACTTAAAATTGTCGGCTCTCTTGTAGGTGGCATTTGGGTAGGCAAAAAAACAACCGTTGTTGTAAACGGTGTACAAAGCCTTATAGGCGCATATAAAAGCCTCAGAATTGCTACAGAGACTGCCAAAATTTCGCAGGAAGGTCTTAACCTTGCACAGAAATCAAACGCAATCGGTATCATCGTAGGCTTAGCGGCTACGCTTGTAGGATCCTTGTGGTCAATCGCAAGTGCGAACGATGAAGCCAAAGAGTCACAGGACAAGCTCAACGAAGCACATGAACAGGCTCAGGAAGAAATCAAAGAGCTGAAAGATGCTAATGATGAATATGTGCAGAGTAAGAAAGATGCGGCGTCTGAGGTTGAAAGTGAATTTCAATATTATGACGATTTGTGGGGCGAATTGCAAGGTATTGTAGACCAAAACGGCAAAGTCAAAAAAGGCTACGAAGACAGGGCGAAATTTATCACAAATGAGCTGAGCAGAGTTACAGACAATGAAATCACTTGGAACGGTAATGTTATAAAGTCTTATGAAGGCCTTAAAGATTCAATAGATAATGCACTTGAATCAAAAAAAGCGCTTGCTATGTTGTCAGCAACAGAAGATGCTTATCAGACTGCTGTGTCAGGGCTGTCTGAAACAAAATCTGATGCAATAAGCGCTTATGCCAAAAAGAAAAAGGCACAAGAAGAGCGCGACAGTGCAGCGAAAACTGCACAAAAATATAATACAGAAGGACTTGACAGAAACAAAAAAATAATCAAAATTGCGGGGTGGGCATTTGAGAGCGGAAAAATCTCGCAAACCGATTTTCAAAAATACCTTAAAGACGCACGGAATAAGCAGAATACAGCTGAAAACGAGCGTGCTTTATCATCATTTGGCGCGGCATACGGTGCTGAAAGTCAAAAAGCTAAAGATAACCTCAAAGAGAAAGAAAAAACTCTTAAGGAAGCCGAAGCCAAATACAAAGAATATCAAAACAAAATCGTTGAGTACAACACCACAATCCAAAACTGGGAAAATTTATCAGCCGCCACAGCATCTGAAAACGCAGAGAGTATTACAGAATCTATGACTTATCTGTCTAACAACATCGTTACTTGTACCACCGGTAACAAAGCTGCTCTCGAACAGCAGGTCAATGATTTTAGGACAAATGCCGAGAATTTAAGGACGGCATACAAGGACGGTGTCGAAGGCGTAACAACAGACCAAGTCGAAGAAGCCGAAGAATTGCAGGAAAGAGCAGAAATCGAACTTGCTAAATACAACGATATGTACGGCACGGTCGCTGCAATCGCTACGGGCAAAGCTGACGAAATCAACGCACAGCAGAAGAAAATCAAAGAAGGTTTTATTGATGCCGAAACAGGCTCGAAAGGGAGCCTTGAAAATCAGCTCACGAACTTTACTGCAAACTACGAACTCTTAAAAACTGCAATGGCTGAAAATCAACCGGGCGTAACCCAAAAAATGGTTGATAATGCAAAAGAGCTTGTAGATAAGGCGACTGGGGAGCTTAAAAAACTTGAAGGAAATAGTAAAGATGCGGCTGAAAAAGGCGTTAACGGAGCTGCCAACACGCTTGAAAGTAAAGATTCGAAGGAAAAACTTGAAAAAAGCGGTAAAACTGTAACAGGATCAGTAAAAAAAGGCGTTGGAGATACATACAAAGATGGTAAATCGTTGGCCGAAATGTTTGACCAAGGTTATTTTGACGGCATAATTGATATGTTAGTTACGTTATTTGGCGGTGAAGATAATCCAGCTGCACAAATGGTTAAGGCTAATATTACAGCGGCTGCAAAAGCACAGGATTCACGCTCACCGAGCCGAAAAACTCGAAAGTTAGGCAGATATTTTGGTGAAGGTTACCGCCTTGGTATTGAGGATGAAATTGAAGAAACACAAAAGACGGTAAGGTCTTTAACATCGAGAGCCCTGTCAGCGGTTGAAGGTAATCCAATCGGAGCGATCAACAATAAATTTGCGGACATTCGCACCCAGAGCCAAAATGCGACGGTAAACGGTCAAATGTTGAAAGCTGTTACAAATTCGCCTACGATTGAAATTAAATTTGCAGGCGATGTAAACATCAATAATGACATGGATGTTGATGATTTTAACCGCCGTGTATCAAATGCGATCATGCAGACACTTGTCGGTGAAGTATCAAAGTGGGGAGGTTAAAAATGAGGCATAGTTTTACGTACAACGGCACTGATTTACGGACAATAGGCTTTTTTATAGCTACACCTCCCAAATATCAAATTGCAAAGCGTAATTTTGATTTTACCTCTGTCTACGGCAAAAATGGCGGAGTGATTTCCGACAATGGCGTTTTTGATAATGTTGAAATGCAGCTTGAAGTCAACAGTTATCCGTACATTGTACCGAACGAAAGCAATGCAGAGCTTGTAAGAGCGTTTGCTGAATGGCTTACCGTTTGGGACGGCAAATATAAAATCTTTAGGGACACATACAACCCCGGTTATTTTACAAAAGCGATTTGCACAGGGGTCGAACCAATAGAAGAGGTTGCCCCCCTTTGCTTGTCAACGACTATAAATCTTAGTCGAGAACCGTTTTGGTACAGCGACTTAGGGCAGGAGATTATCCGACCAAAATTGACCTCGACACAAAACGCAGAAATCGAAGTCTATAATCCTGAAAATTACACCGCAGAGCCACTTATTAAGATTATTAACACAGGCTCGAAAATAAAGCCGTTGACATTGTCGGTTAACGATAGTCCGATTTTGATGATTACAAAAGAAACAAGTCAAGACCACATCGAATTAGACTCAACCGACCAGTCCGCTTATTTTAATGCTAAAACTAACCTTGCTAATAGTTATATAAGTTGCACACAATTTCCGCTTCTTTCGCCGGGGCTGAACACAATTAAGCTATCATCAACGGAGGCAGATGCATTTACAACGCTCGAAATCAAACCAAATTTTAGGAGACTTTAAAAATGCAACCTATAATATATAAAACGGCCGATCAGTACATCACAACAAAGCCGTTGTATCAGACAAACGGCCTTGGATTTTTGACCGATTGTACAGAATTTTTAACAACAATGGAAAGCAATGGCGCTTATAGTTTTGCCGCAAAAGTAAAAAGCAATGATAAACTTTTAAAATATATAAACCTTGGATCTTACATAAAAGCTAAAGCCAACAGTAAAGACGGACCTCAACTTTTTTATGTAACAAAAATCGAGGCAGACAAATGCGGCGATTTAACCATATCAGGTGAGCATGTGTCAAGATTGTTTTTTCAAAATGGCGTAGAGCCAGTCTATCACAATCACACAATAAACGCAACACCGTCGGAGATAATCAACAGTCTAATGGAACCCGGAGACAGCTCACCAGTTTGGTTTAGAGCCGCGCCTTATAACTTTTTTTCATTTTCATCTGATATTTTGAAAAAAAGAGAATTTTCGCTCGGCTTTAATACAGCTGAAAAATTTGAAACCATTTTCAACGATGACTCAGAGGGGTTAGTCGCTTTGTTCAAAGGGGAGTTAAGATTTAAGAATTTTTCGATTATATTTAATAAGCCGAATATAAACCACAGTGGTTATCGAATAGCTTTTGGAGCGAATGTGTCTGATTATAAGCAAACGGCATCACTCGGAGAGTATTTTACACATGTTTTGCCATATGCCCGTTGTCAAACTACATCTGGCACCGAGGTTGTTGTAACCGCAATTGAGTTGTATCCAACTGAACTCAGGCGCACGATTAAAAACACATATCTATTTGATTGCACGAGCAAAATAAAAAAATATATCGTAAATCCAATGGATGGCACTAATTATAACGAGGTAAGAGATGCGTTAAGAAGTCAAGTTGCCACTTATAAATATGAGAATTCACAATCAGCCGAATCTTTGAGTATTACCGTTAATCTCGAATCTGAGCTTATCAAAATGTATAACTTAGGTCTATACGATAATGTAACAGTAGTTATGCCAGACGGCACTGAAATTGTGAAGAAAGTGGCTAAAACAGTCTATGACAGCATTTCAGAGAAGTACAAAGAAATTACAATCGGCAATTTAGACATGTCAATGTCTGATTTGTTAAAAATCCAAAGGAGGTTTAAAAGATAATGGCAATTAGTATAAAACATAAATCGGTTACGATTGATGTTAATAATCGAAATGCACCAAATATTGTTGGTATTGTCAACGTCAACGATAAAGCAACACGCTATCTTGATGTAACTTTAACGGCAAGCGGTGAAAAATTGACCTTTACAGATTGCACAGTAACTGCAACCTTTGCAACGGACGGATATTTAATTTCGGACTCAGTTGCTTGCACCCTGAACAGCACAGCAGATTTGATTACCGTGCCGTTAGAAAACTTTAACTCTACATCGGGCTTTTTGGCAATCGAAATTAAGATTGCAAACGGCGAAACGCAGGTGTTAAATACTCCGCTGACTTTAAAAGTCATGGTAACTCCGAGCCTTGCCGAAAACAGCAAGATAAGCAGCGAAAGTATCGGCACTTTTGTTGAAATCAGCCGAGAGATTGCCACGGCAAGAGGCGGTTCTAATTCACTTGGAGCAAGGCTTGATACAGTTGACACAAATCTTGCAAAAAAAGCAAATAAAGCCAATACTCTTGCAGGTTATGGCATTATGGACGGAATTAAAGATGCAGCAGGCACGGTCAGAGCTGTCAACTTAGCAGCCGATGTCATAAATAAATTTGGCGAAAAAGTAGACAGTAGCGAATTATTTGATGTTACTAAGAGTATAAATTTAGCCAATTTGGCAGATTATTCACAACATCAAAATGGTGTAACCGTTACAGTCGCCAAAGGCAAAATCAGTTTAAGCGGTACATCTACGGCGGCCACTAACTTCTTTTTACCTTTGAAATCATCAATAACATTACGAATTGACACACCTTACTGTTTGTCATTACAGGATTTTACAACTAACAACACAGGATGTGTATTTTATCCAGCTTATAATCAAAATGTTATCGACTCAAAATGGTTACTATCTGAGGTGAGTGCTCTTAAAAATGCAGCAGCTACATTCACTCCTATACAATACATGTTTGTTAATAGTATTAAAATTGCCATTGCTGCAAATAGATTAACAGACAATAGTTGTCACTTACAGATTGAGCAAAATAATCAAAAGACTGCATATGTTGACCCCGAAAAGATTGTTAAAAAAATTAAGCCTACACTGTATCAAGGTCCTGATTATGCGATGCACTATTTGTATGTCTCAAATGATTATAATGAAGATACAGAGGGATATGGAGAAACAAAATTTAACTCTATCTTATCGGCAAATAACAGCATATCAGACAACAGCTATCATAACCGTTATACAATAGTTGTAATGGCAGGTACATACACAGATTTGCAAGACAAATATGCAGGCATGTCTGATGTCGGCTTGGTTGGTTACAGAGGCGTAATGACTAAGGATTATGTTTACTATGAGTCTGAAAACATTTATAATCCTGCCGCAACAATAATCAAATGGGACGGAGCAA